GGTTCAGTGAGAACATGTTATTAAAGAACCCTAACACGCTGAGTGTGTAGAGGTCGCCCTTGAGTACCATTGATGCCAGGTCTATAAACACTAGACCACTGGCAACCATGACCATACCTGCTAAAAACACCATTAATCCTAAAAGTTTCATTCTTCAACCCTCCCGATTAGTTTCTCGTAGTTCTTCGGATTCGACAATCCCTTATGAAATCTGGGCACCAGCCATTCGATGATGCGTATTTTTCTCTGCATGTTTTGCCACGCAAGCAGTGTTGCTTTTTCGCTGATCATGTTTTCTTTATGTTTCATTCTTCCTCCCAGGGTTTTACCCCTTCGTTACTAACCAGCCAATGCCATGTTTGCTTGCCCGGAATTGCATGGGTTAGCACGCGCCCACCCAAATATTTTTGCACATAACTCACAGCAGCTTTACCTTTGCCCACCCCACTGGGTAGCCCTCGATCCTTTAAGCCTTTGCGTGCCTGTAATTCCAGTTCTGCGCGTGTATAAAATTTTGTTTTGTCCATTGAGTTTGCCACCGTGTGCGCGATATCGACCTCATCGACCTGTTTTTCCGCATCGAAATCAACGATGTTCCAAAGGCCTGTGTCAAAGTTAAAGTAGGCGCCATGACTTTCCGGCTCTCTCGCATTCCGTGCCTCATAGAACAGCGTCACGTTCGGCTTATCACCGAGTAACTTAATGCCTGAGTCAAACCACCCGGCGAACACACTGCCCCCACGAGCTGACATGAAACTCATGTCGTCCTGTCGATCCTTGCCCGTGTGATGGGCAATGATGAAGCACACGTTGTGCAACTCAATGAGTCGATCCACTCGACCCAGGAGCTTATGAATGTCCGCGTTGGAGTTCTCCTCACCATCAAAGAAGTTAATGAACGGATCCAACATCACAATGTCGGGTTGATGAAAGGCGATTTCTTCACTGACCATATCAATGTCGCTGTCTTTCAGTAGGTTTTTACGCAAGCGCCCGCTGACAATGAGGTTCTCGCCCAACGACTCAACGTATTCGGGTTGTTCTTCATAGGGCGTGAGGTACAAGTTCACCCGCTCGGTGATGTAGGCTTCAATGATCTCGGCTTGTAACCACATCACTTTTAATGGTCTAGGAAAAGACTTACCCATAAACTCGGTACCCGTTGATGCTGCTGTCGCGAACGCGCCTAGCCAATGCGACTTCCCAATCTTGGGTTTACCAATCATTAACACTCTGGCTTGTTGAAAGATAAACTTATCCCCCCAATACTCGGTCGGAGTTTCAATGTCCAGTGCGCTAAAGTCCTTCCATGGCATCAACCCCAGAGGACCTCGTTCGGGTTTCTCAACAGCGAGGTTCTCAATCGGGTCTTCCTGTTTTAATATTTCCTTCTGCTCGTCTTCCAAATGCACTTCCCACTTACTGGTTTCCCATCGGAGCATTCCCATCTCCACGTCTTCGGGGTGTCTTTTTATATGGCCGTTAACAATCGACATCGTGGTCGTGGTCACCTCCATGGGTGACATCGGCGGGATATTGGTTTGATTCCAATCCTGGGCTTTAATTAATATGTCTCGTTGACCCCACCCTTCCTTGATCCACTTCCCGACCAGTCGTGCCAACTTGTCGTTACGAGTACCAATGTCGGTGCCGACGCTATCAAGTTTTCCGGAGACAACATTCTGGGTGTGACCAACATTGTTAAACTCGGCGATTCTTTGTAGGTCTTCGGGTTGTAAACACGGCAGTTCATCGATGTCACTAATTGAGGTGTGGCTGTCGTTTATAAAAAAGTAATCGTGAGAGGGACACAACATGACATAGCCGCCAGTGCCTCGGATGTCGAGCTTATTCTGGCCTGCCGAATTACGAACCTCTAAGCCTGGATTAATACTATAAAAGAAATGCATCCCACCTCTGGGAGTCATCTGCTTTAATGGAGTACCGGTAATTTTTTTACTTTCGATAAACTCAACCGCCTCTTGTGAATCAGCATCGAGGACCACAAAGTTAATCCCGGTGAGTGCTGCCCAATTGGAGAGCGGAAACTTTTGTAGCCACTCGTTCATCTGTCGGCGAGTGGGCTGGGTGCGCTGAAACGGCTCCCACTTCACTCTGGGCGCTTTAGCCCAGCGTGCCTTTATCTCTTCTTCGGTGTCAAACGTGTGGCGTTTACGAAAATACTCTGGTATGTATTCGTCTTTCGAACCGCAAGGTATTAAATGGAATCCATGCTCCCAATAACTGTCGAGCATTTCATCTTTAACGTCCTTACTGATTTTCTCCCACGTCTGATTCGCATTCAGAATCAAACTCATAAAGACTTCCTTTAAGCAACATCTGCTTTTTGACGAACGGCTCGATCTGAATCTAAATCTTCAGGTGATCCGTAAATGGAATCCCAGTTAAGGATCCCCTTTGAATGTTTCATAAGCTGTTTCGCTTGCTTAACACGCGGCGCTCGCGCATAATATCTCCATGCCTTAACGGTGGACTCGGAGGTGCCCAGGTCTTTAGCCACGGCCTCGATTCCTACGTCTTGTATATATTCGGATAGTGTAATTCTAATACTAGCCATTTGATTCTCCCATATATGTATAAAATTTTTCTTGAAAAATAGAATAATAATTCCTTGACATCTAAATTGCAAGAGATTATTCTTAGTGCCGTAGTTAGTTAAAGTTAGTTTTATTCTTTGGGAGAAGAATCATGCAAGACATCACAGCGCTGCGATCAAAGCGCAGAGAATTATTAGCCCTCAAAGCTGATCTTGATCGACAAATTAAAGCAAACACCAATGAGATATTAAACCATCCCGATCTAGGGATAGATGTTGAAAGCCTTTCAAACAAAGGGGGTTCGTCAACACAGAACGGATTTAATATATCCTTTTCAAAAAGCATCGACTGGGATCAGGAATACCTGGGTTCTATTAAAGACAGCATACCAGCCAGTGCATGGCCGTTTAAAACCAAAGAAGTTTTAGGCATAAAAGATTTCAAAAGCTATTGTATGGATTATCCGCAACACGCGGAACTTTTACAAAAAGGCGCAATAACTAAAATATCAAAGTCTCCACGAATTGTGGAAAAGGAGGGTCTGCATGAGTCTAATGGATAAAATCAATAATCAAGCCGCATACACGCAAGTGAGAATGAATATAACCGGCACTGACGGCATCGGTAAAAGCACCTTTGGCGCGGGCGCCCCCAAGCCTATCTTTATTTGTGCAGAGGACGGCTTACGTTTTATTGACACCCCTCACTTCCCGGTTTGTGAAACCTATAACGACATCATGGAACAGGTTAAAACTCTGAGCACTGAAGAGCATAATTTTAAAACGGTTATTCTGGACACCACCGACTTTGCCGAAAGACTGTGTCAGGAACAGGTTAAAGAAAACCACAATATAAAAACCATTGAAGCTTTGGGTTTTGGTAAGGGGTTCACGGAGAGCTATGAGCTGTTCGCAAGAATCTTAAGAAACCTGGAAGCGCTTTCTGTTGCCAAGAAGATGAACGTCATACTACTATCACATGTACAAATACGAACCTTTTCTGATCCAGAACACGAACCCTACGACCGCTATGAGCTGAACACGCATAAAAAAGTGTCCAGTCTGATTCGCGCTTGGGTCGACTTTAATTTTTTCGCTAATCATTTGTTTACCACCGTGAAGTCCGGGCAGGGCTTCAATGAGAAAGCTCGTGGCAAAACCTTTAGCGATAAACGTTATTTATTCACGAAGAGAACCGCTGCTTTTGATGCCAAATCAAGACTTCAACTCCCTGAAAGAATAGATTTTAACTGGTCTGCTTTTACAGACGCCTGTAAAGCGACGGTTATACCTAATGAAACCAAAAACAAAGGAGGACAAAATGTCTGAAGATTTTCATATAGACCTTAGTACGGTCGAGGACACTGGCGGAAGTTTTGAACCCATACCGGAAGGCACTTATGAATTAATGGCCGAGGACTGGGAGCAAAAAATTTCAAAAGCCGGAAACAAATATCTCAAAGTCACATACCGGGTGCAAGGTGAAAACTATGCAAACCGTGTGATTTGGGAAAACTTTACCATCTCTGGTGCGAACCCAACGGTTGGCATCAGTCGTTTAAAGCAATGGATGATTGCGACAGGTAGTAACGCTACTGAGCTTAATCGAGATGCTGTAAACAACCTAATGATGGAAAATTTTATGGCTAAAATTGGTATTGAGAAAAATGATCAGTATGGAGATTCCAACAAAATCATTTCTTTTCTTAGGCCTAAGATGACCGAAGCGATGCCAGTAAAAAAAGAACCAGTGGTTGAGACCACGACACAACAGGTGTCCACTGCCACGGGTAATGCCATCGGCAATTGGGACGAGTAATAGATCACCTCCGATCACGAGTTTGATGGCTACTCGTTTATCAAAAGGCCACACTTATCTAGGGAATTACAATGAAAGACGACGACGAATTAAGCCAGTCGGTTAAGGACGGCATCAAAGCCGGGGAATCCATGATCAACGACCTTTACAATTTAATTGAAGAGTGGAAGAAGCGCGGCATTTCAGAAGAGAACATTGCCAGAGTCCTGGTCTTCATACATCCCGACATCATATTATCTACTGCGCCCAGCAAACAAAATGCTTATAATTTATTAAACATATCTATAAGTAAAATTGCCGAGGCTCTTAACGAAGACGAAAACTCGGACAACGGAGAAACGGTGCACTGATGCAACTCAGATACTACCAAGAAGAGGCGCTTGGATCACTACTGGATTACTTCCAGGCAAAACCCATTGATCACAACCCACTCCTCGTTTTACCCACTGCTGCCGGGAAAACCATTGTGTTTTCACACCTGATTAAAGAGCTCAGCTCTAGCAATAATCGGTTCTTAATTCTGGCGCACCGACAAGAGTTGGTTTCACAAGCCAAAGACAAACTATTAAAGGTGTGGCCTACCGCACCTGTCGGTGTTCTAGCCGCCTCACTAAAAAGCTATGACACCGACGCCCCAGTATTGATCGCATCCAGGGACACCCTAGCGTCCGAAAAGCGACTGGATGCGATTCCTGGAGTTGACTATATTATTATTGACGAGGCGCATCATATAGCGCCTGGTCCTAACACGCGCTATCGAAAAATATTAAACGCAATGAATGAAAAGAAACCTTGTAGAGTCATGGGGGTAACCGCCACGCCTTATCGCATGGGACAAGGTTATATCTATGGTGACAAGCTAGATCATTTCTTTAGAGAGGTAGCCTATCAAATCTCCATCCCACAATTGGTTCAAGATGGTTACCTCTCGCGACTTTCTGCGTTTGCTGTTGACAACAAGGCAGTCATTGATGCCAGTGGTATTAGACTCAAGTTTAAAGGGGGCGATTATCGCGAGGGCGAGTTGGAAAAGTTAGCTTTACACGAACCGCTCATGCTTGATATTTTTAACGACTGGATGGATAAGGCCTACTTAAAAGGCCGCACTGCAACCGTATTCTTTTGTGTGTCGGTTCTTCATGCGGAAACAATGTGTTTGTTCCTCAAGGAACGAGGCATTAATGCCGAAGTTGTTACCGGCACCACCCCCACAAAAGAAAGGGAGCGCATCCTGCACGACTTCGAGATAGGCAATATCAACGCCCTATGTAATGTAGGCGTGTTGACCGAAGGCTGGGATGCGCCCCGAACCGATTGCCTGGCGCTGTTAAGACCGACACAAAGTCTTGGACTCTATGTCCAAATGTGCGGCCGTGGCATGCGTCAGTATCCGGGCAAGGACAATTGTTTAATGCTGGATTATGGCGAGAACATGCAACGACACGGTTGTTTGGATGAGGCCATACCCGAAGATGAAGGCGCCCAAGCCAAGATCAAAGTGTGCGACAGTTGTTTCGCAGTGAACCCCAGATCGTTTAAAGATTGTCGTGAATGCGGTGACGCCTTTCCTGAACCGCAAGCCTTTCATTTTCAACCTGAGAGAAAAGCACCCGGTCTAGCCAAAAGCGGTTCAGCTGGTGAAGGCTATGTGTTATCGGATGAGAAGAAGGACAAGGTAGAAAACATTTTCAATGTGAGCCGAGTGTCCGCCCATCCCATGACTTCAAAAGGCGGCAACTTTTATTGTAAGGTGGTGTTTGAGTGTGAGGATCTGTTTAACCAGTATCAATTGCCTCTCATGTTCGGCCATCCCAAGGCAGACCAGTTTGCCAAATCCAGATGGAAGCGCATTACCATGGATTTGTTTCCACCCAAGACCGTTAGCGAGGCGGTTGAGTTGATTAATAAGAAGGGTGCCTTTAATCACATCGACGGCATCCTCACCAAAAAGGAAGGCAAGTACGAGAACATCAAAGTAATTTATGCAGGAGAAAGGAGAATAACGCTATGAACATAGTAGAAGAGTTTGATAAAGCAGAACAGCAAGGACAAAAGCATCGTGTGCACATGGGCATGAGCATCATTGGCGACAACCCACGCAAGCTATGGCTTATGTTTAGATGGTCTTTCCCGATGATTGACAACAGCAGAATACTGCGCTTGTTTGATCTGGGCAATCGCATTGAGGACCAGGTGGTTGATGCACTAAAGAAAAGCTCGATTAATGTATCGGCTGTGGATAAGGACGGCAAACAATATCGCTGTTCCCACTTGGCCGGACATTTGGGTGGCTCCAC